AGCCCCGACCTGATCCCCGACCTGATCCCAGACCTGAGCCCCGACCTGATCCCCGACCTGATCCCAGACCTGATCCCTGACCTGAGCCCCGACCTGATCCCCGACCTGATCCCAGACCTGAGCCCCGACCTGATCCCCGACCTGATCCCAGACCTGATCCCAGACCTGAGCCCTGACCTGAGCCCCGACCTGATCCCCGACCTGATCCCAGACCTGAGCCCTGACCTGAGCCCCGACCTGATCCCAGACCTGATCCTTGACCGCCTTGTCGCCCATGCTGCGCAGCAACTGCCAAGCCAATGCGCCACCCAGCGTCGCACCATACGGCGACGACATGCGAAGGATGACCATTGGCCGATCAAGGTTCGCGAGCTTGTACGCGCGCAGCGCGGCGTCCGTAGCCGTGTCGAAGTCGGCGGGGGCCGTCGATAGTCCGATCTCAATCCACTGCTTTGACCATTCCTCGAAGCGCGCCGCTTGCTCTGGCGTAAGCCAGTCAATTCTGGTTGACATTGATGCCCTCAGTTTTCTCTAGATCAAAAAATGGAAAGTTGACGAATGGCTTCCGCTGACTCACGGTGGAAATCTTCCTGATCCTTCCAAGTGCACCAAGTCGCATACTGAGCGAGCTTGGAAACGTCTTCGTATTTGGATTTGGCAAGATCAGCCTGTTCATCATGCCAAACCGCACACATTTCGCGCATCTCTGCTGCATTCATTTCGTGCCTCCCTCAAAACACGCTGCGGCGAACGCCGTCTTGAACTTCCCCGAACGGAAAAATTTCATGCATCACCTGCGGAATGCCATGACGTGATTTCCAGTCGGACTGCATGTCCGCGATGTGCTGGCGATACCATCGCCCCGCAGATTTAAGCCCAGCGGCGCACACACTGCCATATTCTCGGATAGACCGAGCCCGACACATGGCCCGATAGGCCACGAGATTGACGCGGCCTGTGGCTTCATCGACCAGATCGCGATAAACAAATTGGCGGGACATGTCGGTCATCTCCGTTGTTGTTGGAGATACCCTCCCATACGCCCCACTTTGTGTCAAACGATATTTTACAATCTCGCCGTTTTATTTTCTGGAAGGGCCAGACCGGGCAAGCCTTTCCATGGCTCCGAGCAGCGCAGCCGCGCCAAGCGGGGCACCCGTTTCATGTCCATAGAACTGCGCCGCAGAAACCGCGAATTCCGTCGTAGAACCATCCGGCCATGTGGCGACGATCCTCATATCCTGGGGCCATGGCAGTGAACGCTCATGCTGCACAGCGCCATACAAATCCGAGCGAGGCTGGTCCATCATCATACCCCCTCCATCCCGACAGAAACCGTTATTGTTTCATCTTGAAGCCGGCAAATTGCCCTCTCGATTTGCCGAGCCGCTTGGCCCTCGTCATCCGCCAACCGGCAAACCCCGACAACGTTACCGCCGTCACCGATCGCCAGATATTTGCGCCCGCCAACCGCGCGCACGGAAATATCATGCTGACCTAGAGTTTTTCGATCAATCAACATTACGGCCTCCCCTCAAACATGGATGATTGCAAAGCCTCAACCGGCACCCGGCATCCCGGCGAACCGACCGGAGGCCCGTATTCCGGATTCCAGTTTCCGGTTTTGCGGGATAGATCGATGACACGCCGCCATTGGTCAACAGACATGGCGATGGCACCTGTCGAATGCCCTACAGACGGCACAGGGACGGCGCCCATACGTTCCGCTGTTGACCGGCACCAGTTACGCCATGTCGCCGGCCAATCCATCTTGACGCCCTTCTGGCCCGGCTGGGCAGCCCAATAATCCCGGAATCTGGCCGCCTCGTTTTCAGCGCGCCGCCGATGAATACCGAGTTGCACCGCATATTCGATATCGCACACAAAATCCGCCGGCAGCCTCGTCCCGCGGACCGCGGCGCGCGAGGCGCGTTTTTTGCGCTCCCGCGGCTTCCACTTCGATTTCTGCACCGCGCCGACTGCCGACGATTTCAATTCAATTTCGTCAACCACTTCCGCATGAACATCCGCCGACAACGCCTCCTCCATCGACCCAGCTTCGACCTCGTAAGCTCGAATGACCGTTACCTCACGCTCAACGATCCATTTCATGCGCTTTCTCCCCGTTAAAATTCCAGTTCCGGCAAATAACGATCCGTGCTGTTTTGGCCGCGCCGCCATCCCTCGTCCCGGATGGCATTGCACGCCATGTCAGCGTACAGCTTCACATACCCCGTAGGGCCGTTCCTCTGCTTCGCGATGATGATGTCCATCTCGTTCACCGCGCGAAGCATCTGGTCGCTCCATTTTTCATGCTCTGGCGTGCCAATCTTCGGTTCACGGCCTTGCAGGTAGTATGCCTCCCGATAGACGAACATCACCACGTCCGCGTCTTGCTCAATGCTACCAGCGTCGCGCAAATCACTCATGATCGGGCGTTTATCCTCCCGAGTTTCAACCTGACGTGAGAGCTGGGCAAGCACAATCAGCGGGATTTCCAAATCCTTGGCGAGCCCCTTCAAACCGGCAGTGATTTCGCCGATCTCGTTCACCTTGCTCCCAGCGTATCTCTGCGACGCGCGCATCAGGCCAAGATAATCAACAATCGCAAACTGAATATTCCGCCGCCGCTTCGATTGCCTGAGCCTAGCTCCAAGCTGGGACACCATCAGCCCCGGCTCCTGATCCACTCGGATCGGATACCCCGCGACAACCTTTCCAGCATCACGGATGGACGTGAAATTTCTTTCATTGAACCGGCCGCTTCGAATTTTCGAATAAGACAATGGGACCGAATCAAACATCTCGTCGGAAATCATCCGATGCGTCAGAGACACGTCGCCCATTTCGAGGCTGTAAAAATCCCCCGCATATCCGGCCTTCGCCATGTTCCGCGCGATGCCGAGTGCTAGTGCAGATTTGCCCATGGACGGCCGCGCCGCCAAAATTATCAGGTCCCCTGCTTGCGCCCCCGAAGTCTTCGCATCCAGGTCCCGCAGACCGAACGGAATGCCCGTCATAGCCCCGTCGCGGGCATATGCGTTAGCGGCGGCGTCAATAGCCCGCGTTACCGCCTCATCCATGTAAACCGCCCGAGACGTTTTAGAGGCCCGCTGGGACGCTATTTCGTCCAGCCGCTCAATCGCCTCCCCGGCCAGTTCTGACGCATCAGCGCCCGCCTCTGGCGCGCACAGGGCCATTCCGACCCCGGCCACGTCCCGCAAGTGCGAAAAATCCCGGACAACCCGCGCATAATCGGGGGCGTTCACAATGGTTGTGGCTTCCGCCGCCAGCCGGGCGACGTACTGCCGCACCGTCATCGAGCCCACCATGGCATCGGCTGGGATGAACGGCTGCACCGTAACCGGATTGGCGACCTTCCCCGCGCCGACCAGCTTGCCGACCACATCCCACAAATCCCGGTGCATCGGCTCGAAAAAATCCCGCGCGGAAACGAGGTTTTCAACCACAGACCATGCCGCATTGCTCATCAGCACCGCGCCGAGAAGAGCCTGTTCGGCCTCGATGGAATGATTGTCAGACATAAATCCCCGCCGCGAAAACCACCACGATCACCAGCACCGCAATCAGACCAAACTCGCACACAGACAGGCTATTTCGACGCACGGACCATTCCCTAATGATGAATTAAACGTCTGTATTCTTTCCTTACTGCGAAGCTCTTTTCCCTTAACTTCTTCTGCTTTAGTACCCTATCTGCCGAAGGCAGAGAGGGCGTCCATAGACCCCCAAACCCCCACGGAAATGTTAATTTCTTCGACCTCATTCGAGGTGGCAAAAATTAACACGCCCGCAGTGGTTTAGGGGATCGTGGACGCTATGCGCCAAGCCAGCCTCTCGAACTGTCTGTCCTCAGTTTCCCAGCCGCACCGTAGGACTTTCGACCCCCGCGCGTGGCACCGTTGCTAGGCCAGCCACGACGCAAGAATGCCCCGCAGCCCAAAGGATGCCTGCATGACCGTCAGAATTGTTTGCCGGGAGGTTGAAACCAAATGCAGTTTGACGTATTAAAACTGCCTCTGGTCCGATTTCGCAGCCAAACGAATTCGTCGGATCAAGGCCCGGGCGTTGGAAGCGCGCCGGGCCATTCTTTTTTAAGCGTCGATTCCGTTTCCGTCAACGCACTAGGGATAGACGGCGCGATCCGAGACACACAACCCGTTGTGTATTCCGTGCGCGCCCGTTCGTGCTATTGAGAAGGGGCTTGCTGCGACGGTGGAAGCGGACGGCGATGAGGCTTCGGCGTTGATCGTTTGTTCAAGAGAACCGTAAGGAAGTATAGAAAGCGCGTCGCCGGCTAACAGGCGCGTTCCTATAGGGGCCGGAGTAGCGCCCGATCAGCAAGCAAGAGTTTCGCAGGAGCGAGGTCAACCCTCGTCAGGACGTAGCACGCCAGCATGAGCATCGGATGCGAAAGCATCCTCGGGGCGAAAGAGCACCAGTAACCAATCTGGCCTGCGATCTAACCGCCGCCCGCACCTAACCCTGCGGGCGGCTTTTCATTTCCATATTCGTAAAATCTCTCTTGACTTATCCGCGTGGCCGTTCAAGATGCAATCACTCGCCAACGCGAGCTTGTATTGAACAGGCTTCAACGCGCAACCAAAGGAGGTCCTCATGATCCGTATCTGACTTCCTTGGGTGCTTCAGGAGAGCAACACAGGGAATCATCGCAGGCCCGGCGTCGCGAACCGTCGGGCCTGTTTAATTGAGGGGATCAATGGACAAGCAATACGCCGACTTTCTCGCTGGCAAGGCCCTCCGCGCTCAAGAATGCGGCCTCCAGAACATACCGCAACTCGCATCTCATTTGTTCCCGTTCCAGCGTCATTGCGTTGAATTTGCATTGCGCGTTGGGAACGCGGGAAACTTCCTTTCCACTGGGTTAGGCAAGACAGCGTGCGAACTGGAATGGTCCATCCATGCCGCTCAGGCGACCAACGGGAAGGCCCTCATTCTGGCGCCGTTGTCCGTTGGCTGGCAGATCGCCAAGGAGGGCGAACGCTGGGGCTATCCGGCCCATGTCATTCGCGACAAATCCGAGGCCAGAGAAGGAATCAACATCTGCAATTATGACCGGCTCGACAAGCTGGACCCGGCGGCGTTTGGATCGGTGGCATTGGACGAGGCGAGCATCCTAAAAGCCTTTAATGGCAAGGTTTCTCAGTCACTCATCGATGCGTTTTCAAATCACCGTTTCCGGCTATCGGCGACAGCGACGCCGGCCCCGAACGATCACATGGAGCTAGGCCAGCAATCTGACTTTCTGGGCATTATGCCATCGTCGGAAATGCTGATGCGATGGTTTATCAACGACACATCGACCGCATCGCAGGAGTGGCGATTGAAGCGCCATGCCGTCACGGATTTCTGGGATTGGTGCGCGTCATGGTCGCGCATGGCGGAAATGCCGTCCGATCTTGGTGGAGACGATACGGGGTTTATTCTCCCGCCCCTCAAAATCATTCGGCATCATGCCGAGGCCACCCCGATAAAGGGGGCTGATTTATTCGGTATGGTGGACATGTCCGCAACCGGCATCCATGATGTAAAACGCAAGACGGCGACCAGCCGCGCGAAGGCTGTTGCTGACGTTGTTTCATCGTCCCCAAATGAGCCGTGGGTTATCTGGGTTGATACGGATTACGAGGCCGACGCGATCCGTGATTTCATGCCCGACATCAGGGAAATCCGCGGGAGCCACACGCCAGACCAGAAAGAGGAAACGCTGCGAGCTTTCGCCGACGGCACAGTGCGGGTGCTTCTGACCAAGCCATCTCTGACAGGTTATGGCCTCAACTGGCAACATTGCGCCAGGACCGCTTTCGTCGGCCGATCATTCTCATACGAGGCGTGGTATCAAGCCGTTCGTCGTTTTTGGCGCTTCGGGCAGCGGCGTCAGGTGGAAGTGCATTTGATCGTGGCCGAAGGCGAAGACGCAATAGCGCGCGTGATCGACCGGAAATCGAAGGATCACATCGCGATGAAAGCGGCCATGCGATCGGCTATGATGCGATCGAACGGCAAGGAAGTCTCACGCCGCACGGCGTATCTGGAAAAACACAAAGCAAAGGTTCCGACATGGGCAAGCTGATTAACTGCATGGATTCCGCGTTTGGCGACAATTTCGCTGCATACAATGGTGACTGCGTTTCAGTCACCAAGCAGATGAAAGACGAGACGATCGGATTTTCGATCTACAGCCCGCCCTTTCAGAACATCTTCGTTTATTCCGACTCGGAAGCGGACATGGGAAACTGCGCCACCGACGAGGAGTTCAACAACCACTATCAATTCCTCATTCGCCAGATGTACCGCCTGACCAAGCCCGGCCGACTGACGGCGGTGCACTGTTCGGACCTGCCGTCATCGAAATGGAAGGATGGCGTTATCGGCCTCAAGGACTTCCCCGGCGACATCGTGCGGCTGCATCAGGCCGAAGGATGGATTTTCCATTCGCGGATTTGTGTCTGGCGCGATCCGGTTGTGGAAATGACGCGCACCAAGGCCCTAGGATTGCTCTACAAGCAACTCAAGAAGGACAGCACCCGCTCCCGCATGGGACTGGCAGACTATGTTCTGGTATTCCGCAAACCCGGCGACAATGCCGAACCAGTTGAGCAACGCCCTGAGAACTTCCCCGTATCCCAATGGCAGCAATGGGCTTCTCCTGTTTGGATGGACATCAACCAGACCAATACTCTCAATGTGAGAATGGCGAAGGATGGTTCGGACGAGAAGCATCTCTGTCCGCTGCAACTCGACTTGATCGAGCGCGCTGTGACCATGTGGAGCAATCCCGGCGACGTCGTTCTGTCGCCGTTCATGGGCATCGGGTCGGAAGGCGTCACCAGCCTGAAGCTTCATCGGAAATTCATGGGCATCGAATTGAAGGAATCCTACTTCAAACACGCATGCCGTTATCTGGAAGCCGCCGAGCGGCAGGACGATATGTTCCGACGCGAGATGATGGTGGCGGCCGAATAGGCCGCTAAAGCATTCCCCGCTTATCCGCCACGTACAACCCCATCAGGATTGCCTCAGCGCGCCCGTGATGCATTTTCAGCGTCAGGAAGGGCAATGCGCTGGGGCACAATCGGCGCGCCGTATCGCGCGATTGGCCTTTCTGAGAGCCCTTGAGGCCGAAGTGATTTTTCCACACCCGAGGAACGATCAGTTTCGGATCTAGGCCGTAGCACTCGCAGACGGCGCGAATCTGGCCCACGGCAAACCCGAACCGGAACGACGACGCAGCCCCCATCGACCGGCGCTCGCCGTCTGGTCCAGGAATGGACGGCATCGCCCCCACATTTTCGATCACAGCCCCGTCGGGATTGAATTTTTCGATCAGACCGCAGACGGCAGCCACATCAACTTGTCGATTTGACCCGTCGGGCCGAGTGGGAATGTCACAGGCATGGAGTACTTCGCGGTAGCCGCCTTCGATTAGCAGCACGGCAATGCCGCCAGACAACCCCGGATCAATGCACAACAGTCTCATGGCCCCTCACATGAAAATGGCCGGGACTTCCCCGGCCATCTCAGTCTCAATCACGGTTACAGGTTACGCAGAACCCTTTGCATCTGACGCGAATAGCGCATCAGCTTCGGCCTTTGCCTGCGCCTTTTTGGCGCGCTCGGCCGCCATGTATTCAGTCCGCGTCATACCGACGCTCGACGGCACCGCGGCCGGCACGCTAGCTTTCGCACGCGCTTCGGCCGCATCCGCCTTGGCCTTGACTGCATCCTTCGCAGCTTTGGGGATCAGCCTCGTCACAGGATTGTCGGCGGCGTCCTCCGGCAGTTTGGAAAACCCAGCCTTCACCCGGCGTTCCGTTTCGTCATGGTACGCCTGCATATACGCAGCATGCTGCGGCGTGGACGGATCGTATTTCGGGGAGGCTGTTTTGCCCTCCATCGAATCCCGCTGGCCTTCGTCCTTGGCGATGTCCACGGCCGGCGTCCGGTCAGGCGTCGAGAACAATTCAAGCTGCTGCCCAAGAGCCGATCCGGAATATCGAGCGGCCAGTAACAGCGCCTCGAACTCAGCACGCAACTCGGCCTCGCCTTCCGGCGTTTCCACCTGAATGCCGACCTTGATTTGATCGATCGTGAACCCGTCGGCCTTGATCGTCTTGACATGGGCGCGGAGCTTCCCGGACGCAGAAGCAACGGCATCCGCCAGTTTTTTGTATTTCTCTTTGTCAGAGAGGAACAACGCCCGCTTATCGGGGTCCATGATGATTTCGGCCACAGCCTTCGCCGTGGATTTCTTCGCGCCTTTGGCGGCTTTTTTAGCCGCCGTCTTCACTGCCTTTTTGGCCATGTGGCCTCCTGTTGTGTTTAATCGAAAACGTCAGGCCGCAGCTTCTCACGAGGAACGCCCGTCAGTTGGGCCACGGCCTTGCAGAACTCCAATGGAATTCCAGACTTGCGCCAATGAGACACGCGCTGTTTGGATATTTCCAGTTTTGTCACTCGGGATATTTCACGGGCAAAGTCCACCAGTTGACCGTTCTTGCGTGCCCGCGAGGGCTCGGTTCGGCGGACAAACTCCTGAAATGCAAGAGTAAACCCATCTTGCGGGGTGCTGGCTGTCTTATTTCCCATGTTGCCCATATCTCACACCGCGCACGATTTGTCAAAATGTACTTGACCTAATCGCGCCGATAGGTCAAATATGATTTTACGAACAATGGAGGCGACTATGGGCTGCGACATTCATCTGGTTCTGGAAAAGAAATTCGGCGGGAAGTGGGTCGGCGTTGATACGTTCAATGGACATGAAACCGCCTATGGCAAGGGATGGGCTTCCCCGAAGGCGCGTAGCCGAAATTACACTCGGTTTACGGCGCTCGCCAATGTTCGGGGCGAAGGTGGATTGGAGCCGAAGGGTATCCCATCTGATGCCAGTGATACGACGCGAGCCCTTTCCGATGAATGGGGCGGCGACGGTCACTCTCACTCGTGGCTCCCCCTGGACGAGGCTGCGGCAATATTTGCCAAAACCGAAAGGGAACTGACCGACAAATATGCCAAGGAATATCCGGCGTTACATTTCTTTGGCGCCGAAGGCGATCTGTCGGCGTATCGCCTTGTCTTTTGGTTCGACAACTAGGAGCCAAGCACATGACCCGCCGCGAGATGATATTCGCCGCCTTCCCGCTCCATGCGCAGCGGATTTTCGAGTTGGCAGTCTGGACCCCGTGGTTTGCGGCATCCGCGCCGGTGCCCGAACACATCGACCCTGCCACGTTGCTCCGGCAGGCATTCTTTTGGGCCAATACGTCGGAAGGCGATGGCTACTGGCGGTCACTGTACGAGGGAGCGCGGGCATGAAACTCATCCTGACCGGCGACGAGAACAACGCCGCCATGCCGATGACCGACGCCGAGGTCAATCATCTTCGACGCATGCTGGCGTGGATGCGGCTGGAATATAACCTTTCTGAGGAAGGCCAGCGCGGCATGATGACCGGCCTGCACATGGCCGTCGAGGCCGGAGCGTCGGTCGAACGCGCGCAGGCTGTGCTGGACGATCAGGTTGAGCGCATCCAGCGCGTCCCGGCCTACATCCGCCACGGGATCAAAATGCTCACCAAGGCCGTCCACGACCACGACGCCAAGACGCGCGTAATCAATCACGAGGATAAATGATGGACCCCGACATGCTCCGCTATCGTATTGTCGCGGCGATTGAAGCCGCCTGCGCCTGCGGTTTTTTCGCCGTTTGCCTCCTGTTGTGGGTGGGGACGCCGTGAACGAGTTAACCCCGCTTGGACAAGCCATCCTCAAAATGATCTGGGCAGTGACGGGAAATGCTGGTGTTCCAGCATGGAAAGAGCATGCCGACGCCATCGAATCCGCGATCAAGGACATGATCGATCGCGAGATCAGACACCGCACCGGAAACTGACGTGAAAAATCCACGCCTCTACGATTCGGCATTTCTGGCGTGGCTACGAAAGCGGCCGTGCATCATCAGCGGCCGAACCCCCGTAGAGGCGTGCCATATCCGCATGGGCAATCCGACGCTAGGCAAGGTTGCCGCTGGCATGCAGGAAAAACCATCCGATTTCTGGTGCGTCCCGTTGCATCCGGACCTGCACCGCGAACAGCACTCCATGAACGAGGAAGCGTTCTGGAAGAAATACGGGATTAATCCGTTCATTGCCGCCCTTCGGCTGTATGCCGAGTTCGGCGGCACGGGCGGGAAGCCGAAAGGCCCGCGCAAGATCAACCCGCGCAAGCCGCGCGACAAACGAACGAAGATCGCCAGCCGCAAGACGGCATGGCCCAAAAGGAGATTCGGACAATGATTAAGAAGATGACCGCCGAAGAACGTGCATCGGCGGAAATTGCCGCAACGCTTCGGAACGAAGTAATCCGCAACATATCTGAGGCCGTCTATCGAATGAGGCTTGAAGATGAATGCAAGGGCAACGTCAATCGGATGCTGGAAAAGGACGGCGACGGCGGCATCAAGTTGCGTAACCGCGCTGGCTCATATGACGCGCTAACCCGTGCCTACGCCAAAGCATTCGGCGTGACCCTGTAGGAGACATCAATGAACTGGCTGCCGCTGATATTCGTTGGCGCCGCGATCGTAGCTGCCCTGTACTACATGACAGACTGCAGCACGACCGTCCGCGAAGAACGGGATCGGATCGCCGAGGCATTGCGCCTTCGCCCATACGCCACCGAGGCATGGGAGGATTTCGAGCGCGTGTCATTCGATCTGCATTTGTGGCGCGTTGCCACGTTGAGGGACCCTCGCGACCTGTACGGGCACGAGATCGCAAACATCATGGGATGGAAATTATGAGCGACTACACCAACTGGCAGAAGCGACTGGCCGGCGAGAAAATCCCCACCTACGAATCCGACGTGGACGTGGGTTTCTACCGCAAGCGGAACAAGGACAAGGAAACCAAGGCCGTCACATGGGAGCCGGTCGCGTTCTGGATGGACGGCGAGGAATTGGCTGGGCGGATCGGGAACCGGGACCTTACCGCAGACCAGTGCGTCGCCCTGTGGACGTGGGTTGTGGCCTATCCGATCACTGAGGAAGAATATCGCCGCGTGGCCGAGCAGGGATTGCCGTGGTCTGACAGTCACACGAGCGAGAGAACCAAGCCAGAGACTGCAAAGCAGAAGGCTGATCGCATCGCAATGCAGGGCGGGAAAACCGTGGCCGACATGCGCGAAGAAAACCCGAATTTTGACCGGGATTTGGAGCGTACATTCGCGATGATTGATGCAAAAAAAGAATCCACCCCGGCAGCCAAGATTGCTGCCGAGATTGATGGATTGGTTAGCGATGCCGTGCAATATGCCAAGATCGAGGACGACGGCACCGCCAAGCGGGCGCAGTCGCTCCGGGCCAGTCTGACGGAATTGGCCGGGAAGGCCGACAAGGCGCGGGCCGCTGAAAAGGAACCGCACCTTGAAGCCGGGCGCAAGGTTGACGCCCAGTGGATGCCGATCGTGAAGCTGGCAAAGGATACGGCGGCCACGATCCGCAGCGCCATGGAGGCATGGGAGAACGAAAAGCGCCGGATCGCGCGGCTCGCCGCTGAAAAGGCCGAACGCGAGCGCATGGAATTTGAGCGGCAGAGGCGCGAGGCCGAGGCGCGGAATGCGCCGCCACCACCGCCGCCGGTCGCGCCGCCCCCGCCGAACACCCCGCCGCCGTCTGAGCAAATCCGCGGAGCCGTTGGCCGTGCCGCCGCCGTGTCTGTCTGGCACGAGGTCATCGTTGACGACGAGGCCGCAGCATATGCCGCCCTGAAAGGCGATGCGGAATTGTCTGCACTCATCAAGAAACTGGCGCAAAAGAAAACCGACGCTGGCATGACCGTGGCCGGGACACACACCGAAGAACGGACGAGGGTGCGGTGAAAACCGTCAAATTTCTTTTGACACAGCCGCGCTTGTCTGTACTGTGTTTTCAACGCCGACATAACGAGAGAAACAATGCCCGCAAATCAATTGGTGGTTTCCGACAAGCCAAAGTCCGTCCTAATTTCCATGTCCGACCGCTACGGCATGGAACCGGCCGCATTTGAGCAGACCCTGCGCGCGACCGTCGTCCCTCGTGATTGCTCTCGGGAGCAATTCGCCGCGTTCCTGCTGGTTGCGAATGAATACGGCCTCAACCCTATCACGCGCGAGATTTACGCATTCCCTGCGCGGGGCGGCGGGATTGTGCCGATCGTATCGATTGACGGGTGGGTGAGCCTCGTTAACTCGCACAAGGCATGCGACGGGTTTGAGTTCGATGTGGAACACGGCGAGGACAACGCCCTGATTTCCATCACATGCAAAATCTACCGCAAGGATCGGAAATACCCCGTCACCGTCACGGAATATCTGAGCGAGTGCAAGCGCCCGACAGACCCGTGGAAAATGCCCCACCGCATGTTGCGCCACAAGGCGATGATACAGGCGGCGCGGTATGCTTTCGGGTTTTCTGGCATCTACGACGAGGACGAGGGGCGCGTCATTGCGGACGCCGGCACGGCCTCTACGCAAGAACCACGGCGCGTACCTAGCCCATCTGCGCCGCCCGAGATCATCGTGGATGAATCTGAGGCGCAGGAAGTCCGCGCCGACGATCCAATCACGTCAGGCCATCAATCGACCGTCCCGCCGCCTGCGCCGGCCAAGGCAAAATCATCCAACACCCCGGACCACATGACCGATCTGGACAGTTACATGGCCTACTGCATCGACAAGCTGGGCAGCGCACAGTCCGGCGAAGAACTGGAGGCGTTCTTTAACGACAACATTGAAACTGTCCGCGCCCAGTTATTCCCCGGCGACTATGACGATCTACTCGAAATCTACCAGAGCAACGAACGCAAGTTCGAGGCATGACATGACCGAACTTGTAATGCGCAAGCGCGCCGGCCGCGCTGGTGAAATCGGGCTATTCGTGGATAGCCCCGTATTTGAGGACGACTTTGGCCACATCAAGATGGATGCCGAGGTGAACGTGAAGGCGACGACGCCGCGGTCCCTTCGCCAAATCAAATTCGCATGGGCATTGGCGACGAAGATCGCAGAAGCCTGCGACTGGCTGGAGACGAAGGAGGATGCGATGGACTTCATGCTCATTGAAGCCCGGCACTATCGTCGCATTTTCGATCCGCTCCGCAACGTCGCCGTGCTGCGACCCAAACCAACGAATTTCGGCGCCATGGACGGCACCGAATACACCCGCCTGCTGAAACGCCTCGTACACGTCGCAACGACTGTGATCGTCCCAGGTTTGGACGACACGGCGCTGCGTTCTGAGATCGAGTCCATGGTGGGACCGGATATTGAGCCGCCTCCGGAAGATAGAAAGCCGCGCGCTCGCAAGCAAAAGGAGGTGATGCCCGATCCCACAGAACGGAACAGCGATACCGCCGGGCACGATATAGCCCAGCCGCCGACTGACCCTCAGCCCCCAGCCCTCGATCAGTCGGCGGCAACGGCACCATTAGGCCCGAAGAACGCAGACGAATATGTTATTGCATGCGAGGCGTGGATAGGCCGCCAGACCGACCAGCGCGCCGCCATGTCTTATTTTGAGAGCGATACACAGATCCAGAAGCGCGCGGAATTGCGCGTGTCTGTCGGCCAGCGCAAGATGTTGCTCCGGAAACTGGCCGAACATTTCGAGGCAAAGAAATGACCCGCATGACACACCGTCGGCCGCCGAAGGGCGAGCGTCCAATCGACACCATCATGTTCCAGAACCGCCAGATTGAGATGCTGACGCAAAGATGTGCGGACCTTATCGGGGGGCGAGACTTGGCCGTGAAATTGGCGCAGGAATATGCGACCGAGATCGAGCGGCTCAGAGAGGATAATAGGGCTCTAACAGCCGCGGTCCAATCCGAACGTGACGCCCGCATCAATCTGGAAGGATACCGGGATCGAGTGCGCGAAACCGACGCGATGGATTTCCATGATATGGTGCCCCCGCAATTCAGGAATTGATGCAGTGAGCATTCTAACCCACTTCGTCCGCTTCGAGAGCCCGCACGATCAGCGGTTCCAGAACGCGGTTCTGGTGTTCGGTCCGCCCGACTACCTACACCGCTATTGGGACCGGAGAGCCCTCCGGGAGATCGCAGCCGGCGACGTGATCGTTTTTGCCAAGGGCGAAGCTGACCAGCCTTTCGTGACGTTCAACGGCGACGACGAGGCATATGGCAAGGGAGCCAAGCTATGAGGGTCTTGGTCTGCGGCGGGCGGGATTTCGGGGAGCGTTCTAAAGCCCCGCTCGGCTCATTCCAGTTTATTGAAGATAGCCGGA